TTCGAATTTATTCCTCTGTTGTGACCTGTCCGAACACCGGTCCCAGTGTCGAAACCGGATCGCGTGCATAGGTGAGAAATCTCACGCCTCCGCTCAGACGCTCGGATATTCGTACGTAACCGAAGCTAATCATTTAATTATGAATAGTCCTCGAATTACTAGTACGGCTATCTCGAGAAGCTTCGGAAGATCCTGGGAACGCGTTTACGCGTTCCTCATTCTCTTACTAGGCTTACCAGGGCCCGCCCACACAACCCTAACTTTCTTCGGCCGCTGCTGGAAACTGCAGCGCAACCGAGGTTGGAAGGGGCTGGGGGTGTACTTAAAGGAGTGTCAACGGTTAACCCTCCTCGTTCTCGCCAATAAAGGGACTAAGTCCCCTACGGTTCGAACGTGGAAAGGAATCCCGGCTATCATCCCAAAGGCAATCGCCCGAGGGGTTCTAGACGGGAGACCGTCATACATTCGGTTGGTCTTAGTGCTCTTAGGGTTCGCTAGGGCCATCCGTTACAAGGGCATAGCATCTTTCGATACGATCACTCAACCTGGTTCTCACGAACCCGTTGGGATGTTTCGGACCGAGGTGATGAAAGCTCTTCGTAACCTGCGAGTGGCACGGTTTCGTGTGGACCATGAAGTCCCTCAACCTTTCGAAATCTCGAATAGGTCGGGGCCGAATGGCCACGCGACACTGAGTGCGCACTGGGATGCCTATGAGCTACGGCGGAGCTCCTTATGGGAGTCTTTCCGGCGCATCGCCAGCCTTTCGGGGCTTGGCTCTGTGCCGACCACCGTAGAGCGACTATCCTCGATAGTAGAAACCACCTTCGCTCACGCGAGTCAGTACCTCGAGTTTCTTCCGGAGGGGCGACCCGTCCTAGGGCGGTTAGCCTTGAAGGAGGAACCTCTTGGGAAAGTTCGCGTATTTGCGTTAGGTGACTACTTCTCCCAGACCGTTCTGAGGCCTTTCCACAATTTCCTGATGAAGGAATTGAGAAAGTTACCAATGGACGGCACCTGGGATCAAGGGCTGGCCGCCGAGAGGGTCCGTGAGGCGACTGCAATGGAAGGAGAGCTGTATAGCTTCGATCTTTCCGCAGCCACTGATCGGTTCCCTGTCGACTTCCAACTCCTTGTTATCGAGGTCCTAGTAGGTTCAGACTTCGCGACTGCATGGAGGAAACTCCTTACAGACCGTGATTTCTGGCTAAAAGGACGGAGATACCGCTATGCAGTAGGGCAGCCTATGGGCATGCTATCATCATGGGCGGCATTCGCCGTTTCACATCATGTAGCAGTCCAGATAGCTGCTCTGCGAGCCGGCCACATGGGATTATTCGAGGGCTACGCACTCCTCGGAGATGACATAGTCATCTTCGATCGGGTTGTAGCGAACGAATACCTGAAACTCATGGACCAACTTGCGGTTCCTATAAACCTGGATAAATCCATTATAGGGCCTCAAGTGGCAGAATTTGCCAAACGGCATTTCTACCAGGGCCATGAAGTGACAGGGGTGTCAGGAACTTTAGTCAGCGTCGCACTTAAGAATCTATCTGGCATGAGAATGCTAGTAGAGACCGCGGTGCGTCGAGGATATAAAATCTTGCCGCTTTCCTATTTGGTGGCAACTCTGTTCCAGGCGACCAACCTGGATCAGCGTTGTTGGCGGTATCTGCTGATCTCACTCCTTGGCCCTGATGGACCTCTCCAGGTTCAGCCAGAGCTGTGGGGCGGGCTATGCACCGTCTCCTATGAGGATCTAATAGATCAGCTCACGGGGGTTAGCGCACAGTTCTCCCGGCTTCCACCTCTGCATCTAAACCTTGAGAGTCCGAGTAACTTACTCGGCCCTTTAGGCGAAGGTGGAGATCTAGCAATAGAGATCTTACGGCATTGGTCGATTAGATCGATCCGTAAGGCGCGTGAGAGCCACTCGCAAATGATGGAGAACCTCGTCGGCACTTTGGACACACTCATCCGAGGATGGGTGTTAACCTTAGTGGGACGAGATAGTCGCGGTGAACAGACTATCCTTCGGAACAATACCGTAGATGGAAACATCTTTGGTAGAGCCCTTAGGGAGGCTGGTCACCCGGCTTGGGCCATTGACCCTCACTTAGATGCTCCGGAAACGGAGAGTACTGAGTGGGAGTTGTTTGACCTTAACCATCAATTGCGAAAGGGAGACCACCCAAGTCGAATGGTCACAGGCTTGCTGCCTAGTGCAGATTCTGAATACTTAGTTCGAGCGTCGCAAGACTCTCGGCTAGCTATTCAGGTATGCAGGACGGTGGCAGTGTCTGTGGCCCTCGCCTTTGAGTGGCAAGAACCGGGGGCTCTTGAAATGATCCGAGAAGGGCTCACCCTAGAAATAGGGGAAGTACCTCTCGGGTCAGATTAGGTATCGGACGATGCGTTGGAACCTCTTAGGTGACCTGGCAACTTGTACCAAGCCCCCGAGGACAACGTCCAAAGGTAGCCTTGGAGAGTGGACCAGAACCTTTAGCATAAGTAAGGGAAGCAGG